GGGCGCAGGTTGAACGGCTGCCCCGCGAACGGGCCCTTGGTATGCGTCAGTTGGTTGATGATCTGGACCTTGCGCGCAGGGCCGTTCCCATTCGTCATGTGAGCAGGCCCGCCCATTTCGATGGCGCCGCTTCGCCTGGCGGCGTCGGGAGTTTCGACGCGCGCGCGCGTCCCGACGGCGTGAGCCCGAGCTCCGACCAGAGCCTCTGACAGTGATGCAGCGCGCGGTCGGCGACGAGCAGGTACGGATTCGGGATCGGGACGCTCTTCGTCGTCTCGATACACATCCCGAGCGCCATCACCTGGGCGTGCGCGGCGAGGTACCGCGACCACTGCTGACACAGGGCGGTGAGCGCGGCGCGCTCGGTCGCGCTCACGAGCCCGACGCGACGGAGCAGCGGCGCGACGCGCGACCACTCGGCGGCCGCGGCCGGATCGTCGGCGAGCTCGCGCGGGGGCGTATCGAACGAGACATCAGCGGCGGGGATTGTCGGCTCGTCGACGTTGAGCGGCCGCTTCCCCGGGTTGCCCCGCAAGACTTTCAGCGCGGTCGGCGACGGCCGGCGGCCGGAGTTCCAATTCCCCATGCTTTACGGGATCCGTTTGGGCCCGTCGTGCGCGCGGCGGATCCGCGTCGCTCGGTCGTGCGCCCGTCGGTCGCCGGCGCGCGCCAGGTCCGGATCGTAGCCCGTGAACCGCGGGACCGGCGTCTGCTTGTGCCAGGCCGGATCCGGCGGGTCGCCGAAGCACCGCCGCGCCAGGCGCCGCAACGTGCGGACCAGGCGGATCATGGCGTGGCCGTCTTGCGCGCGCGGCGCTTCTTCGCGGCGGGCGCTCTTGTCGCGAGCGTCGTGTGTGCGAACACGGGGGGCGATACTTTCACATCGAAATGCCGCGCGAAGAAAAACAGCGCGCCCAGGACCGCGTCCTCGTCGCTCTGATAGCCGCCGGCGCGCCGAATCTCCGCCAGGGCGAGCTCTTCGTCAGGCGTGAGCGTGATCGTCATAGAACGCCTTCGATGAGCGCCTGGCGCGCGTCGATCGTCTCACGCGGCACGACCCAGACATCGCCCGGTTCGGCGCGCGGCCCGAAACAGGGGGCGCAGACCAGGACGCTCGTGGCCGTCGGCTGGCGGTACCGCACGAGCCCGTCGCAGTAGGTACACGCGCCGAGCTCGTCGTCGGCGAACGACCAGGGCAGCTCGAGGCGACGGCCGATGACCAGGATCACACTCTGACCTGACCGGTCACACCCCATGTCAGATCCCCCCGGAACCTATGCACTACCTGCATATAATCCACCCCGACCACTTCGGACCGCTTTTTCGCGAAAACGCGCGCGAGGGGCTGGCACGGTTCTGACGAAATTCGTCCCGCGCCTCGAACACTCCCCCCCGGGCGGCGATTTTGGCTGGGATGGATCGCCCCAGGATCCACCGAGGATCGTCCCATCTCCCCCATGTTTCACAACCCCGCGCGGGTTTTCTGGGAGTGACAGGCGTCGCAGAGCGTCTGCCAATTCCCGAGTTCGTCCCAGAACAGCGCCTGATCCCCACGATGGGGCACGACGTGATCGACCTGGGCGCCGAGCGTGGCGCGCCGCTCGTCGAAGCAGCGCGACATCACCGGGGCCAGCCTGCCCGGGCGCATCCCGCAGAGCGGGAAGCGGGCGCGGAACGCGGCGGCGCGGACGATCCACCGGTAGCCGTAGCCGCGCGCCTGGCGCGACCCGCGGGCCCGGTCGATGGCGCGCGCGTGCGTCGAGCACCGGCCGCGCGCGACGAGCGCGCCACAGCCGGGCTCGTCGCAGAACTTCACTTGCTTGCCCAGAACGCCTTGCGGCCGATCGCTTGTAATTGCTGGCGCGCGTCGTCGCGCGCCCGCATCGCTTCGTCCCGTTGGCGCGTCAGTTCCGACACCGCTTCGTGCAGACTCATTAGGAACCCTTCCCAAACACCGCACGCTACCTCGTGGTCTTGGCGGCTGCGCAGGCTGTACAGCGCCTCGTCCATTTCCGCCGACAATAGCCAGGCGCCCGCGGCTTTCAGGATTTGGTCTAGCTCGCGCTGCCGTTCCAGTCGCGCCTCGATGGTGTCGTAGGCCGCGGCCGCCATGTTCATTCGCTTTTCGGATCACCCGCCGACCGCCCGATCAACCCGAGCATCACATTCGCGATCGCGGTCGTCTCCGCCGTGGCGACGACGCCCAGGCGGAGCTCGAGATCGAGATGGTGCGCGGACGTGAGCCGGTTCATGTGGGTCACGTCGGGCGGGATCTCCGCGCCTTCGGGCACGTAGTAGATCTTCCGCACGTACTTCTGGGCTTCGGGATTCCCCTCGAGCCAGGTGTCGAGCGTCCCTTGTACGTCGATCTCATTTGTCAGTCGGTCCATGTGGCTAGTCCCCCTTTTGGAAGTCATTCTTGGAAGTCATCCGAGAAACCCCTCGTGCTCTTCGCAGCTGAAGAGATCGCCCTGATCGTCCTCGGTAGTCGGCACGACGAGATCAAACCGGGCGACCTCGCGATCACACTCCGGCACGTAACACCGCAGGATCAAGACGGCGCCATCCTTCACCGCGCGCAACGGCGCCGACGGATGACACCGGGCGTGCAGGAATAGCCGTCCGTCGACGTCGCCACAGAGATCGCAAGCGTCCGTCATTGCGGGTTCATTCCTACGGATTTGGGATGAGAACTGAAACAGGATCGCCTTCAGGTCTGGCTCGATACGGCTCACATCATCGTCCGTGGCGAATTGCCAGCCATGCGCGGCCATCGTCAGGATCGCCCCGCAGCTCGCACAACAGGTGATATCCCCATCGACGGGCGTCGGCGTTTGGTCGGCCCGGTCCATCGACATGCTCGTCGCCGCATCGAGCGGCGCGCGACACGCGGGACACGATCGCTTTTGTACGCGCGTCGTGTGCAGATAGACCGTCGGTTTGCAAACGGTACGCGGTCGTTGTCGTCGAGCCATCGCGTGTTTACCGATGAGCCCGCCGACGGCGACCGAGTTCGGCCAACGCGAGCAGCCCCGTACCGAAGAGCAGCACGGTCGCCGGTTCGGGCACTGGCGCCGGGGTCGCGTTGAACGTCCCCGTCGCGTCCGCCGTGCCGCTCCGGAGGGACGTGCCGCTGACGCCGAGCCCGCCGTTGTCCAGGTTGCTGAAGCTGAAGGCGAAGCCCCGGGGCACGCCGAGCTTGGTCGGGTCCAGCACCGTCGAGCTGCCCGTGAACAGATTCGGCGGCTGACTGGCCTGCAGCGTCGGATTGGTCCCGCCGAGACTGCCTTGGATCAAGTCGGTGAAGATCACGGTCAGGAGATCCACCGAGCCCTTGGTGAACGCGAGGCTGCCGCCGAACGCCTGCGTCACCGCGCCGCCGTTGATCACGGCCGGCCCTTGACTCGAGGCCGTCATGTTCAGGGTGAACACGCCCGGCGCGACGCCGCCGCACCCGGCCACGAGACAGAAGGCGGGATCGAAGACCACGACGACCGGGACGTTCGTCGCCGACAGCGTGGTCGTCGTGCCGTTGCCGGAAAAGATGAACGGCGTCGTGAACCCGAGCTCCGTGAACTGCAAGATCGTGCTGGCCGACGCCTTCGGCGCGAGGCCCAGACACGCGAACAGCAACAAACACGCGGCCTTTTTCATAGCTACTCCTACTCTTCAGACTTCGCGAATTGTGACGCCGTGGATCGCTTCGACCAGGCGCTTGCGCAAGCGGTACGCGGTCGTTTTCGTCGGGCCGCTCTTCGTGTCCTCGATCACGACTTCGCCGGTGCGCGTCTCGACGTACCGGAAATCGGCGCGAAACCGTCCGCAGTGGACGTACCGCTCGTCGTCGCGCCAGAGCTCGCGAACCGTGATCGAGAATTCCGGTTGCAGCTCGAGCGCGGTGATCTCGCCGGCGGCCTGGAGCAGCTTCAGCCGTTCGTAGCGCCGCGCTTCCTTCCGTGAGTCGAACCGGATCCCGTCGACGGTGCACACCTGGGCGTGATACTTGTTCGCGCGCAGCAGCTCGGCGTCGCCGCCGAGCGCCCGCGTCCAGGCCGCGCGATCGGGCGTCATCGCCACACCACGAGCGCCCAGATGACGAGCAGCACGAAGGCGACGACCGCCAGGATGCCCGCGGCGACGAGCTGCCCCTCGGAGAGCCGCGGCCCTCGGTCACGCGGCCCCATTCGACCTCCGGGGACCGGTCCCCCACGACTCGACGTCCGCGCGATTGCTGAGCCGATCGGTGAACGCCGCGCACGACTCCTCCGCGCCCGTCAGGACCGCGGGGATCATCTCGAAACACGTCCCGATCCCCTCGCCGTCCTCGTCGGTCCCGCGCCGCTTCCAACGCAAGCACGATCCACAGCGGGGCGTGCTTACTGGCGCCATTGCCCGCTGACCGAGAGCGGCGACAGCAGGAAATCCTGCGACGTCGCCTCGCGAAAGACGGTGTTATCGACGACGATCTGGACCGACAGGAACGGATAGACCACGGCGAAGCCGTAACTGACGGGCGTCCCCTCGAGCGACAGAAAGAGCGAGTCGCCGGTGATCGTGAGCGTGTTGAAGTACGGGAGCGACGTCACGACCTGGCCGAGCCCATCGACGGGCGTCGAGTAGCGGACGCGCACGCTCGCCGCGTTCCCGAGCACGCGGAACTGGATCGTGTGCTTGACGACCGCCGGCGTCGTCGGGACCGCGGTCGGCGCCGTGACCGTGACATAGGTCCGCTGCCGACACGCGAGCGCCAGGGCGCCGAGCACCACGAGGAGCAGGATTCGCCAAGGGGGAGGTCGCATCAGAACCGCCTTCCACAATTCATCCACAGGTTATCCACAGCTTTTTCAACAGCCTAAGCTCTTGACCTGATTCGTGTTGAGCCGAACTGATGGGCAAAAACGCGATGCTCTTTTTCTTGCGCGCGCTGGCGCGCGCGGTTTTGATCTTGTTCTTGATCTCTTGTCTTGTCTTGTACGGGCACAAACTACGCACAAAACGCTCAGAAATAGGCGCACATCGAAACGCGGCCGCGGATCTCATCGGGTGCCGCCCGTCCAGTCGAGCGGGAGTTGCGCCATCCTGGCCTGGCGCTGCGCGTACCGATCGGCGCGTCGTTCCATCGCGGGGATCCAGATCCCGCGATAGAGATCCCACGTGTCCTGCCGGAAATGTCCGGTCCGTGTGCACACGTCGATCAACGTCGTGAATTGATCGGCCGGTAGCATCGAAGCGGCCTGGAGATCTTCGACGGGGAGCGGGGCGCCGCGCCGGTCGATTCCCTGGCCTGGGCGTCGCCCGTGGCGGGCGACGTGACACCAGAGGCCAACGAGCCCGCCGAAGCCCGCCGGCCCGAGCTCGCGCACGACGGCGCGTACCTTCGGATCGTCGGGCGCGTCCGCGTCGAGTTGAAACCACTTCATCAGCGGCCCCTATTTCGACGGGCGTTACCGGCGACTGCGACGCGCGCGGGTTGGCGGGGGGAGCGTGGCCTTCGCGGCGCGGAGTTTCGGTAGCGAGGCGAAGCCATGCGGGCGCCGCGGTTGCTCGGCGCGCGGGCGTTTCAGGTCCGCGAGCACATCCTCACGGCGCCAGCGGTAGGGGTATTTGTCCCACGGGCGCGGGGCGAAGGTGCCCCGCTGGACCTGGCTGCGAATGGTCGCCGGTGCCAAGCGGTAGATCGGCGCGAGTTCGTCGATCGTGAGAATCACTGGCAGCGCGTCGAGATCGGACACGGCAACGACAGATGAGCGCTTCACGGCGTTGACCCTCCTCCTCAGACAGAGCGACACGGGAGTGCTGATGTAACCCAGGCAGTCGAACCCACGGCCGATGGGGCCCGGCCACACCCGACGGCGCAATCGGGCGCGAATGTTCTTATATAGTTGCGCTTCCGCGCGTTGTCAATTCTTTGAGCTAGAATCGTGTAGAATTAGGTGGATTAGACGTTTTTGCGACATCCTGAGACGGACATCGGCTATGCCACGACAACATCGCGTCCTTCGACTCGGGCCTGGGATTGCTCGCGATGGCAACGGGCTCATCGCGACGGTCCGCATTGGCAGCGCGCGCGCCGGGACACAAACACGACTACGTGAACGGTTTCCCCTCGGGACGGATCTCGCGCAGATCCGCGCGTGGCAGCATGGCGCGAGGTACGAGCTCGCCACGACGGCGCCGAGCGCGCCCGGGCGCGGCACCTTCGCGGCGGATCTGCGAGACTTTATCGCCGCGGTGCCGGAGGGACGGTACCGCGAGGATACCGAAGATCTGTTGACACCGTGGGCGGAGGGCCCGCTCGGCGATCGCGATCGCCGCACGATCACGCGCCTCGAGCTCCTGGCGGTGATCTCCGCATGGACGACCGCGGGCCTGGCCGAGTCGACGTGCAACCGTCGCCTCTCGCGGTTGCGGAAATTCTTTCGGGCGCTCGACGGGCTCCGCCCGAATCCGACGGACGGGATCGTGCGATTGCGCGAACCGAGAGGCGAGGCCCGCGATATTCCCGTGCCGATCGTCCAGGTGATTCTCGACGCGCTCCCGGATCTCGGCCGGGCGGCGCGCGGCGACACGCGCCCTCCGATCTCGCTGTCGAAGATCCGGCTCCGCGTGATGGCCTGGACGGGCATTCCCCCCGCGACGCTCCGACGCGTGCGCCCGCGGGATCTCGAGCTCGCGCAGGCGCGCGTCTATCTGCGCCCGCGGCGCAAGGGCAAGGGGACGCAGGGCGCGTGGATCAATCTGCTCCCGATCGCCGTCGAGGCGTTCCGCGACTTTGCGGCCGCGAAACTCTTCGAGCGCGCCTGGTCCAACTCGAGTCTCGGGAAGACCTGGCGCGTGGGGATCGCGCGGGCCAGGGCCGCGGCTGACCGCCTCGCCGCCGAGACGGGCGATCGGTCCTGGGCCGACGGCCTCGCCGCGCTGCCGCCCCGCTGTCACCCGTACGATTTGCGCCACGCCTTCGCGTCGGAAATCTATCGCGAGACGGGCGACATTGGCGCCGTGTCCGAGCTCCTGCAGCACGCGAGTCTCGAGACGACGAAACGCTACACGCGCGGCGCCGTGTCGGCGCGCGTCGCGGCCGCCATTGCGAAAGCGGGGGCGGCGTACGCCACGATTCCCACGATCCCCGCGCCCAAAGCGGCGCCGCGCCTACAGCTCGTCCGGCGCGGCGGCGCCTGACGTCCCCGTCGACAACCCCTTACCCGCCGGATTCTCGCGCCTTGATCCAGGCGACGAGCAAGTCAAACCGTACCCGAATGCGTTTCCCGATGAGGACGGTCGGGAGATCCTCGTCCGCAATCAGGCGATAGACCGACGCCCGGGAGACCTGGAGCAAATCGGCGACATCGTCCGGTTTCAACAGTTGTGCACGCGACCAGTCCGGCGGCGGCGTTTTTCGTTTCGGGGTTGCCCCAGGGGTTGCCCCACGTTTTCGCACTGCGCGTATTATGGCCTAATTTTGCATATTTCTAATCAGGTCCGCGCGGCCTCTGGGGGAACCCCGGCGACCATAAATCCCCGTAAGTGGTTGATTCTATTGGTGCGCCCGAGCCGATTTGAACGGCTGACCCCCGCCTTAGGAGGGCGATGGTCGACGCGGGAACTCCTTGTGTACGTGGGAGTTGTGCGAGGGGTTCCCCCACGGGGTTCCCCCATTTTGGGAAATCGCGTCTATTCGCGCCTATTTCTGCTGCGGCCCAGCGACTTTCGTGTGAGCATGGACGACCCATGAAAATCCTCGCCGTCCTCCTTCTCTTCATCAGTGGGATCGCGCTGCTCGGCGGGCTCGCCTCGCTCTCCAATGCGACGAGCGGCGTCGGCGGGATCGCGGTCGCGTGCTTTCTGGCCATCCTCGCGCGGATCGCCCAGGCCAGCGGACACCATGACGAACTCCGGAAATTGCTGAGTGACGCCAGTGCGGCGTCGCCGGCCGTCGCGGCGGTGACG